GGTGTTATTGTTTTCTAAGGAGGAAACTATGATTAAATTTATCGAAAGAAACAAAGAGATCATTAGCACACTCAGTATCGTAGCATTAGTAACGGTTTTGTCTAACACTGCCAATGCTAATTCAGATTTTGATACGAAAAACAACTTGAGCATAGAACAGGCTCAGACAGTAGAACCCGCCTCGAAAGAGGTTTTTTTGGTTTCTAAGGCTAAAAGGTTAGAGAGTTTTGAGAATAAGGTTTCTCTAACCGATTTAGAACTAAAGGAACTTCTGTCCTTGGTTGGCTTCAAGGGTAAAGACCTTGTAGTTGCTTGGGCAGTTGCTAAAAAGGAGTCTAATGGACGACCATTGGCTTTTAACGGTAACCACAAGACTGGTGACTCGTCTTATGGAATGTTCCAAATTAATATGATTGACAACCTTGGTCCTGACCGTAGAGAAAAGTTTGATCTTGACTCTAATGCAGAACTATTCAATCCCGTCAAGAATGCAGAGATTGCTTACTATATGACGAATGGCGGAGAAGATTGGTCTTCTTGGAAGGGCATTACCCCAAGAACTAAAACTTGGATGAAAAAATTTCCTAAGTAGTTTATAAAATAAATTACCCCCTTGGAGAAATCTTTGGGGGTATTTTTATTGTATATTTTTAAATGAATTACGGAAATCGTCAATTGTTACAACTATATTTTTTGATAGCAAGCCAGCAGACTGGCTAAATGCAGATCTCCCAGTTATCAAAACTTTTGCCATTACCATCATGTTAAAGGCTGTGTAGGTATCTAAATTATTTAAAATTTCAATACCTGGGTACGCATCTCTAAATAATTGAAAGTTTATAGAAGTAGTTTCAAAAGAATCGTTTTCATCTTTATACAAATGCCCTTGTTGCCATTTATCTAACTGTTTTTGATTTATAGGCTTATATCTTTTGTTTGTATCTGAAGCATCTGTCAAAATTATTACCCTGTCTGGTACAATTTTTAACTTGTTTAAAAAATCTGGTAAAAGTTGCAACATATCTAGATAAACGGACTCTTCTACCCACCTTGGGTTTTCTGGAATTACATTTCCTCTTCGTATATGAATAATTACATTATTTTCAGTTTGTTCTATAGTACTAAACTCTTTTGCAACTTCCAAAAATGGATATGGGGGTTTTATTATTCCTGCGTCTCCATATAGGTTAGAATAACCCAATCCTACCTTTTCAGAAAGAAAAAAATTATCTTTATTAGAAAAATCTATATCTTTCCAAGGATTTTTTAATATTGTATTAAACTTGTCTATAAATTTAATTTTTTCTTCTTCGCTGTAAACCCTATCAGATTCGTGAATTAAAAAATCTGTAATTGGTGTGTCCTCAAATAACAAATTATAATATTTTGCATATGACATAAAATAAAGTTTTCTCCAAAGTTGTGCACCAATTCCGTCTGGCATAAAAACTTCTTTTACAACTTCAGACCTACTCATTTATTTGATTCTTAATCCAATTATAGGTTTTGTGAATTCCATCCCTAAGAGACATTGAGTAATCCCAGTCTAGTTTTTCTCTAACCAAATCATTATTAGAATTTCTTCCTCTTACTCCTAATGGTCCAGGTATGTGCATTTTACTTAAAGTTTTTCCTTCAACACTACAGGCAATATCCACCAGTTGATTAATTGTCACCATCTCTTCAGATCCAATATTAACAGGGCCAGTAAAGTCTGACTCCATAAGCCTTCTTGTTGCTTCTATGCATTCATCGATGTATAGGAATGATCGTGTTTGTTCTCCATCCCCCCAAATTTCTATAAAGCCATCTGATTGTATAACTTTTCGACATATTGCTGCTGGGGCCTTTTCTTTTCCACCATCCCAAGTTCCTTCTGGTCCATAAATATTATGATATCTTGCAATGGCTACTGGGATCTTGTTGTTTCTATTAAAGGCTAAAAACATTCTTTCACTAAATAGTTTTTCCCAGCCATACTCGCTGTCAGGATCTGCAGGGTATGCATCAGACTCCTTAAGTCCAGGATTATTAACATCTAACTGCTTATAGTCAGGATACATACAGGCAGAACTTGAATAAAATATTTTGGTTTTATTAATATCATACTTTTCATTAAGTCTAGACTGCGCTCTTAATAGGTTAAGGTTTATAAGTGCAGAGTTTTCCATAATCTGAGAATCATTTTCTCCAGTAAAAATATATCCAGCACCACCCATGTCTGCTGCAAACTGATATATTTCATCAAATGCTGTTATTAATTTGTATGGTATTTCTGAATAAAAATTACCAGAATACCCCTTAAATTGAATTACTTTTTCAACATTTTCATATACTGACAAATCTCTTTCAATAAAATCATCTGCTTCTGTTTCTGAAAAGTCTGGGTGCTTTAGGTCTACCCCACGTACCCAGTACCCTTCTGACTTTAAACGTTTTACCATATGGCTTCCTATAAAGCCTCCTGCTCCAAGAACTAGCGCTGTTTTCATCGTATCCTTATCTTTCTTGGTGTATCTGAATACATCCAGTGGTTTTCATTACCTTCGGTAAATTCTAAATCAATTTCTTCTGTAAGTCCGTTACGACCATAAATTAATTGTTTATCTATAATGCAAGAATAAACCTTTGCTGTTGGAGATAGCAGTCCTGCCCAAAAAGAAAAACTACTATTTCCTCTAAATATTGTTCTGGCAAAATACATTTTTAACCAATCATCAAGAAAATCAAAGACTATCTTTTTATCAAACTGAGCGCCTTCTGGATAAGACCATGGCAAAAAAACCATATCTGGCCTATCTGGATGCCATTTTTTTGTATGGTCGTCAGATATCCATTCAATTTTATCTTTATCATAACCAAATTTTTCAAAGGCAGAAAAGTAAGAATTTTTTGAAACTACAGAATATCCCTGATCATTATTTAAATTGTAGTTGATGTCTGCAATGTCACCTCTACGAAGATGTGCAACATCATAAGTTCCTGCTTTTGACTCCCAATATTTATAAGTTTCAGATTCTTTTATTAAATCACTTAATTCAAAAATATGCTTTATATAAGATAAATCCATTTGATCAAATATAGATTCTTGATATGCATTAGTATCATTAGTAATTATTGTACAATTATTATTTTTGTATGGGTCTTCTGGGTGCCAGTTGCCATTCCAGTATACAGATCCTGGATAATATTTTAATGTTTCGTTCTCTCTTTCTTCTCTTGGTCTCCAACCATCTTTTAAATATTCTCGCAACTCTGCAAATTCTATTAAAGGCTCCGTTGCATTTTTAAACATTACAGATCCTTCCCATTTTGAAAACAGTTCAAGGTCCATATTGTTTTTATTTGCATATGTTTTAGCAAATGCATACTCGTGCATTCTATTACCAAATCGGCCTGTCCAAGCATTTATAATTACTTTGTTTTTTAACATTTTGATTCTGGCCACTCTCTCCACCACATTTTTTGATCATTTGGTCTAGGATAATTATTCCAAGAATATGGAAGACCTTCTGCTTTTGGTGGATTATCAAAGAAATCCCAAGTTTCAATATTTTTTTGATTCCTGTTTCTGTGAATATATGATGTGTAAGTAGTTCCTGATTTTCCTACAAAATTTACTGAGTCATGTAAAACTAAATTACAAATAAGGCCAAAAACTACCTCATCCTGAAACGGCAAGGACATAAAATCATCTCTAAAGTTATTTACTATATACTCATCTAACATAATAAATCTATGCTTATTTTTATTTACTATTGGGTGACTTGGTTCATCTGTAGATAAAACAATAGGAAGACCATTATTTTCATATTTAGTTATCCATTCATTGACTATTTCTTCTTTGTGATAGTCTGTGCTTACAATATGATCTGACAACCTTAAATGTATTCCTTGAAAATTACCAAGAGATTCTGATATTTTTTTAGCCAAATCCCGATAGATCTGCTTAGGCTTAACTGAAGACAAAACTTCATTTAACTCAGGACTTCTATTATAAAAAAATCTTGAATAGACTCCCAAAGTACCTTTTAGATGTATATTTTTATCAAAAGTAAGTCTTTCTCTGCCCTCTGCAAATAATAATTCATCATCAGATATTTCTGCTTCTTTGCTATAGTAATATTTAGTTGCTAACTCATCTATAACAAATTCTTCTTGTTTAAAAGAATCAATTTTTTCATTAACAATAATTAAATCTGCATCAACATCAAACAAGTCTAAAAGGTGAGGGTTATTTTTAAAAGAGCGATCTGTAAAATTATTTCTTTGATCATTAAAATGTATACTTGGGGTAGAGATATATATTTTTCTATTTGGATCATGACAAAAAAAATGAACTGTTATTGGTTTTTTAGTTTCGTGAGCAAGCCCTGCTGCTAATTCTAAACTTAGCACTTGGTTAAACAATCCAGCATTCCAAAGTTGAAAAAAAATATGTTTCACTTTATACTATTCTCCCATTGATCTTGTGTTATTTCTTTTCTAATTACCCGTAAATAGTCTGGTCCTTTTGTAAAATACCAATGATCTGGTTCTGCAAAGTGAAAAAATATCATTGCAACACGATTTGTTTCTGGATTAGGAAATTCTTCACGCCAATGTAATTGATCATTTCCATAGTATGCTAATGCCTGGTTAGGATAAAGACAATAGTTCTTGTTTTCTACCCACAAATCCCACGGATCATTTTGATAAACACACATATCAAGAGTGTAAGTACAAGCATTATCATCTTTATGCTTATATAAACTTGGTACAGGGTTTTGTCCTTCATAATGAGAAAAAAGAGTATATGTTGGAATCAAAGTGTCGCTTTTAAATGCTTTTCTTGCAGTAGGAATTAACTTATTTGCAAGTTCTGTCAGTAGTGGAAGATTATTGTCTGCAATAATATATCTTGAAAAGCCCTCTTGATACTCAAAAGATTTTGGATTTAAGACGGCACTAGTAAGGATTGCATAATCTTCTGGACTCAAAACATCATTAACTAACAGCGGGTCTTTCATTTCATCCAACTAACCACTGCATATCTTTCGCCCTCAATAACTGGGGATACCGAATGATTATAAACATATGTTGAGGGGAATACTATCATTTGGTTTGCTTTTGGTTTAAAAGTAATATTAAATCTGGGAAAG